TTAATCGCCGCAACAACACCGCTCAACATTAAAGTTTTTTCGCATAGCAAATTCGTCTTTTTTACCCTTATTCCAGTTCTGCACGGGCCGCAGATACCCCACCACGCGGCTGTAAACCTCGCATGGCGTGCCATGACAAGATTTCATTTCTTCTTTTAAAACGGCAATTTTTTCTTTGATTTCTTCTTTATTACTCATAAATCCCCGAAATTCGCACACCATTTCCCAATTTAATGTGCGAAAGTTTAATATCAAACATTACAAAGTGGTTATTTCCAAAATAGAAATATTCACAATCCGCGACACACTTCCGCCCCCGGATGACACACACAGTAAAACGCCAACATCGCCTGCGCGTTTTGTTCGTTTATACCCGGGTCAGCATAGTCAAACTTAATCCGGCACACGGCTGCGCTACTCTTTACGGGCGACGTCCTGCAACCGCTGGCGCACATCATCCAGAGGCAAATCAGCCACGGAATCCACCATTTTATCCACTTTTTCACGTTCCAACGCCTCCCGTTCTGCTTGCTCCAGCGCGGCCGATTTCCGCGCCAATTTGGCCGAAAGGGCGGCAATAATCCACACCGCCCCGGCCGACAGCACCGCTTTTAATAACGCTTCCCACATTATTTAACCTTGGGGGCTTTTTCCGCTTCCGAGCCGAACTTCGTCAGCCAGCTGATGACTTTTACCCCGGCCGCACGGATTTTGCCCAGCACTTCATCGTCTTTTTTGGAATCAGTCCATTTGACGGCAATTTCCGCCACGCCGATAATCCCAACCCACAAGGACACCAACTCGCCAAAGTGGGCCTTAAACCAGGCCCAAGCACTCAAAATATGTTCCATTTTACGCTCCTTTTGTTCAATTAAATCCATTCGCCGCTTTTCATCATCGCGGCGTTTTCCCGGGCGCGCTTGCCCACCTGCGCCGCCCAGCGGCTGGCCAACATTTCCCGGGCGGCGGTTTCGTAGTCGCCCGCCTCACATGCGGCCAACATTTTTTTGAAGCCTTTTAGGCCGACAATTCCCATGTTAAAGCACATATCTACGAGCACAAACAGCCGCGCTTCCGTCAGTTTCGGCCACCAGGCAAACGCGCTTTTTACCAGCCGTTCCGCATGCGCCGCGTCCTCACGCAATAAAAACTCTGCCGCGGCCTTGCTGATACCATGCTCCAAATTATGCCCGTAGCCAATGGTTAAACGCCCCGCCGGGCATTTATAGGGCAGCCGGGAAAACCCCTCGCTTTGGCGGATACGGGCCAAAAAACGTTCACTCACGGTGCGCCTCCATTAAGCGGTCTATGCGGTGGTGGGCAGACTTGTCAGAATTTTCCACCACGGCCAGCCGCTCCTGCATATGGTTATATTTGTCCTGCTTGCGCTCCAGTTGGCCGAAACGGAACTCCGTCATCTTCTGAAACGCGTTGATTTTGCCAATAAATATCCCCACCGTTATTAATTGGACGACAAGCGTCAAAGCCAGCTCCAGGGATATGTTCATTCTTCCTCCTCCGGCTTCGGATATTTTTTCTTGACGGCCGCGGCCGTATAATTTGCTTTTGTGATGATTTGTCCGATTTCAAACATTAAAAACACCTCTCTTGTTCCACCGTTTTTTTGAGTTGTTTCAAGGCACGGGCTTCTTCAATACGTCCCAGTTGTTCAATAGGGGTCAAATCTTCGGCTATTTCGCAAGCGTTCGCCTTTTCATGGGCTTGCTCCATATCCCGGATAAAGGGAGCCTGCCGCTCAATGCAAATTTTCCACCCGTCCCCAAGAGGTTGCAAATCACTTTCTAATGTAGGGTACACAATACAGGCATTTTCAGTATCAAAACGCAGATTTTTGGTAATATAGGCACTAATCCCCTTCGGATTAGTAACACTTACCCGAAGTTCCTGTACAGCCAAATAAGGATACGAAATCGGCCATACCCGGTTTTCGTTATTTCCTGCAAAAGTGTCTTTGGTTTTTATAAATACAGTAGTCATACATTCTCCTTTACTGATTGTCATCTCTTGCTTTGGCCTCTTGTCGTGCGATATCCGCGGCGGCTTTACAAGCGTTATAATCTTCATTTAGTTGAATAAGACGGCTTTTCAGCTGAGTTATTTTCTGTCGCACTTCCTGGATAGCCTCCTCATTAGGGGGAGTTTCTTCTTGCAGGCGATACAACAGATTTATGGCTTCAGTCTTTTCGTTCGCACACGCCCAATAAGCGTCATGAGCATCATGTTCAGCCCGAATAATATCAGTATTTACGTGTACCAATCGCGGATCAGACACCGCATAATACTGTCCACTACGACAGACATAAAAGGAAACAGTAGGGTTTTCATATGGTGGCGCGATTTGGTGTTTGCGAATAAGAGCATATATATATTGCTCATTTCCTTGATCCGGCAATCGTTCTACCCATTGAATAGCGGCCCCGCCGCTAGCCACTGCGCCTTGTTGCCTAAACGACACTTGGCGCCGTAAGCCGTCCGAAGCCTTAAACTGCACTGTTTTAACAAATCCCATTATTGTTTACCTCTTGCGGCAAAATCTTCACTGTTGTCTCGGCCACCGTTTGGCAACGCTTTTCTCCGTCGTATAATTTGAGCGCGGCGGTATAAATACCGGGTTCCAGCACTGCCGTATCCGTTGAACTTAGGACAAATTCCACAAAATGACACACTTCCCCATTTTCGTCGGTTTCGCTTTTGATAGCCGCATCCCGCACAATACAACCAATGCCATATCGGGCTTTATAGGAGGCATAGTTTTGATTTGGCAAATACCAGCGATTTGTTTGCCCCATAAAATGGGTATCATCCCCTTGATAAATAACAATATCAACCTTCTGCATGATGTTCCTCTTCGGCGGTATCCACAATATCATTACCTTGCGCCAATTCTGCCGCTTTGCGTTCCGCTTCATAGCGAGCGGCACAGGCTGCGCACAAATCAGAGCCGCGCACGGTATTTTCTTCGGTCGCTTCGTTTAAAAGTTCCGATGAAAACGTAAGTTTCAAATCTTTAATTGCAATAATATTTTCGCACTCAGCACATTTGATGAAAGTCATATTCTCTCCTAAATAATCACTGTTACATAGCCGCCTGTACCGCCATATCCAATATCCCCGTGTCCACTTGCACCACCTGTAAAAGAGTACGTGCCATTGTTTTCAATTTCCTTAGCAACAAAAACTGCTGCCCCACCGCCTCCGCCACCACTTACAGCCGAAGCCCCATTACTGCTACGATATTCTCCGTTTAAACCCTTCCCAGAAATCGTGGCATTTATAATAATCTTGCGTGCTAATACTAGAATTCCACCGCCACCACTTCCGCCTGTCAAGTTCAAGACGTTCCCAGAGCTTTGGCTTCCACTGGCTGATGCCCGTGAATCACCACCAGAGGCTGCCCCCTTGCCCCCAATATAGGCTCTATAGACGTTACTACTACCATGATGAGCATAAGCACCTGCTCCCGCACCCCCCATTAAGGCAATTGAATCAAAGTGCAACAGAGATGCAAGCATGGTTGTTAAATTGGCATCAAAAGAACCAGAAGAAGCGACATTGGTTCCCGATATTCCCGCAATCCCACTATATCCAAGTCCTGCGGCATCAGGTCTTCCGACAAAGCCTTTCCCATCCAAATTAATTGTTCCATTCAAAGTACATGTTCCTGTACATTTGATAATAAGCGGAGAGCCGGCCGTTCCTTTTGTAAGTGTTACACCGGCGTTGAGTGTAAAATTAGTAAAGTTTTTAACGGTATCATACGCCCCGTCCGCCACCATAGTAACATCACCATCGTTGCCAGTTCCAAATAAATAATCCATTCCTCCGCCTCCATTTCCACCCAACGAAATAATCTGCGCACCGTCCCAGGCAGACAATGTATTCGTGTCCAAGTTCCAAAAAACCATACGGTCTTTGTCCGTCAACTGCCCGCTTTCTGCTAACTGCTGTACTTCCAATTGGGTGTATAGATTAAGCCCGCGGAAATACGCGTCTCCAAACGGGGCCGTTTTAGTGCCTAACGGCGCCGACATGGACGTATCTTGCGCGCCATTCTCTTTGTAAGGGATAACGCCATCCACGCTGCCGTATTCCTGTATGGCTTTGTTTAAGGCGCGGGCGGGTAAAATCTGCCGCTTTCTAAAAATTGTCGCTTGCGTTGGTTTTGTCATCAATTACTCCTTGTGCTCCAACAAAGTAAGAGTGGTTTTGGTATCGCTGTGCTTTAGCCCATAAATTACAAACTGTGTTTCGGGATTTATCCGCACGGCGCCGACAGGTTGATTTAATACGCCTACGTCCAACCGCGAGACGTTCAAAACAAAGGCATTATCCGTCGCCCCCAACTGTTCAACCCGAACTCTGTCCATCATCCGAAGAAACGGGCACAGCGGCAAATCTACCTTAAAACTGGCCCGTTTAGTGCTGTATTTTTTGCCTAAAAAAGTGATAATAGCCTGTCGGTCTGCGGGATCCGTAATGCCCTTAATATTGACCGTTTGGCTTGTTTGGTATTTGGGTACGGGAACCTCAAATTTTTCTGAACTGTCTTCCCAGTAGAATTTTTCAATCACCCGTTCGCTGCCGGAGCGATAATCATAAACCTTTAATTTGCGTTCGGGAAAAGAACCAAATTCAGCCGCGACATCCAGGTTTGGTTCAATGGGTTGAAATTTGAAAATTCCGTCGGTATCCACGTAAAACACGCTGTGGCCTTTGGAAAGTTCTTTTAATAAATCCGCCACTTTGGTGCCCTGCTCAAACGCTGCCAAATCCACTTTTGCGTTGACCCCGGCCCGGATATAGGCTTTGTTTACGGCAAAATAATCCGTAAAAAAGCCACGGTTCATAACATCAAAAACTATATCGTTTATGGTGGAGCCGTAAAGCGTGCCCAGTTCGGCCAATGTAATATCGCTCATGAGTTTGGTGTACGAATAAGCCGTTATATTCTCCAGCACGGCTTGCGTACTCTCGGCCTGCGTGTAGCCGGTTCGGTCATCCAACAGCCCCTCAAAAAGCACGTCGCGGGTCTTACCGTCAAACGAACACTCAATACGAAATTTTGAATAGTGCCGCACATAGCCGTCATGCCAAATGCTTTCATCGTTTTCTTCGTCCGACATTTCGCCGTAAACATTAACCAGTTTCAGCGTTGCGTTGTCCTGTTTGACCTCTCCAAACTCCCAAGATTTATAATCCAAGGAACGGTTAACGCCGCTGATAGTGTTGTTAGTGGTGTAAGCGGTCACATCCGTCCAATTTCTTTCGTAATAGACCAATTTTTGCAAAGATATATTGCTTATCGTGCCCGTAAACGCATTAATGCCGGTAACGTAAAGGGTATTATTACCCTTTGAACATACATCAATGGATATATGCCCCGGCGCGCCGGCCGCGGATGCCGGCGTTCCCTCATCCCCGCATTGTACCTGCACATCTCCCTGCTGGTACTCCAAAATGTCAAACTGCACCCGATACCAAGTGCTTTTTACCATATCAGGCACGCTTTGGGTCAGAGAGGTGCCGGAAACGTATGAAAACAGCGCGCGAGCACTTTTTTGGTTAATTTCAATACCTGCACCCGCAGTCCACCCGCCAACCTCTGAAAAATCCCGGTTTTTGGCGATTTCTGCCCCGTCTGTTATCGGTACGGCCAAACGGCGCAATATACTAAACTTTTTTTGCAACCCCAGCACGCTTTTGGCGAAGAAAAGTTCTTTGCTTGTAGGCATTACTCAACCTCCACCAATTTCACACTGTCGCGCAGGCCAGTCCAGTACAAATTTTCTTTGAGGTTAGGTTTGCGGCTTCCAGTAAAAGACACTTTGAAAAAATCATCAAAAAGATAGGGATGAAAGTGGTACTGAAACTGTTCTTTGTGCCCGCCGCACGGCCACATATAAAACGGCGTGCCGCTGTCCCATAATTTCTCCAACAAATTAATATCCGCCTGCTCCAGCGCAAAGACGTCAATACTAAAATTCCAAGCCTGGCCGCAGTTAAAAATAAAATGCCGGCCGTTTTGGAGCGTCAAATCGCCCTGTTCGCTTGCTAGGGTATTTTTAAGCGGCTGCGGGTGCGCAAATTGTCCCAAGTAGGAAAGCAACATCACTTCCCCGATTTGCTTTTCTTCGTTGGCCGTCATCGTTTTTGAGGCTTCTATACGGAGCGTTTGGATATCTTCGCGGTGGGGAAAGGAAATAACGGAAAAGCCCTGTTGCGTTTGTTCTGTAAAACTGATTAACAGCTCGCCGTTGATTTTTACGACAAACGGGGGTTTTAAATTATGATTGGCAATAACTAAAGTATCGCCATACAAAGAACCGCCGAAATCGCGTTCCAAAAACGCGGTTTTTGTATCGTCGGCTTCCCCGAAAGACATCCAACCGAACATCCGTCTGCCGTTAAATGCCTCGCCCGCGTCCTCCTGCGCACTGGAAGCCGTAGCGGAGCCGCCCAAATTTACAAGAGCGATATTGTCGGAGAAAAATTTAATCCCATTAAAAAATTTCTTCATACCCTACATCCTTTCCCCTGTCGGAAACGGAGCCATGCGGCCGCCGGCAATCAGTTCACTGGTCTTTTGCCCCAGTTTTTCCACAATACTGTCAACACTGTCCGACAGCACGTCGCCGTTAAAATTAAAATTATTCACTACGTTATATTGGCCGCCGTTACCCGCCCCGTTTAACATATCCGGCGACGCAAGAGCCAAATCGCCGCCGCGCAACCCCTCTGAAAATGTCCGCGGCACAATAATTTCGCCTTGGTGTACCGTTGCCGGCATATCCTGCGGAACATACGGCGTACCCACGGCTAACTGAACGCCTACAATTTTGCCGACATTCATCATACCGGCCGCTATGGCGGCCGCAGCGGCGGCAACACCCAAAGCCGGCCCGATTACAGGAATACCCGCCATAGCTGAATATGCATTATTAGCTGATAGATAAGTTTTAATGGTAGCCTCAGAAACCGCGGCCGCTTTACCAACCACCGCCATTTCTTTGGATTTTGCATTTTGCAATTGGGCTATATCGCTGATTGCTTTGGCTTGGTACCTATAATTTTCGCTGGCCAACCATTTGTCCAATTCATTAATACGGAAACCCTGTTCTTCTTGCGCCTGCTTAGCCTCATTCAAGTAAGCCTGATACTCTTCCTCCATTATTTTGAGTTGCTCATACTTTTCGCTTTGGATCGCCAACCCCTCGCCCTCTTTTTCCCGGATTGCCTCCACTTGCATTTGAAGAAAGTTGATTTTGCTTTCATATTCTCTTTGGTTTTGCGCGTCCAGTGCGGCAAAATCATTTTTATTTGCCACATCGCGTAAGGCCGCGACTTTTTGCAACAGAGTATTTTCGGAATTGACCTTAAAATCATTTAATCGCTGCGTCTTGGCTTCGGCTTCTTTAGCGGCGGCTTCCTCCGCCCTTTTTGCTTCTTGCGCCAACTTGGCCTTTTCCGCCTCTCTTTGTTTTTGCGCTTCAAAATTAGCCTTAGCCTGCTCCTGTTGTCTCTTTGCTTCCTCCATTTCCGCCGCGCTGGCTTCCTGCTTGGCCGAAGATAAATCAAAAACAGCGGTTTTCTGCTTCTCCAACAACTCTATTTGCTGGTGGGTCATATCCATTTGGGCCCTGGCCGAGGCGACGGATTTTTTGGCGTTCTCTACGCTCTCGTCCGACACCAATTTTACCGCGTTGCCCAACTCCAAAACCGCCAGTTTGGCGACCTTCGCACCGTACACAATGCCGTCATACATCAGCCCGAATTGTTTAGCCCCGATAATAACTTCTTCAGCCAAACGCGCATAATAGTTTTGAAGAAGCTTTAAGCCGTCGCGCAATAAATTCACACCCCACAAAAGAATATCCACCGCGCCGCCGGTTTCTCCCACCGCGGCCCCCACTTCTTCTTTAAAATCGCCCCAGGTTTCTTTTAAAACATTTGTGCGCGTAATTAAATTGTTGGCGTTCGCGCCGGCCAGTTGTCCAAACTTCGCGTCAATTTTATCCAAGACGTCTGCAAACTGTTCACTCTTGCTTTTAGTGGTGTCAACCGTAATACCGTACCGGCTAAACATCGTCATATTTCCTTCGGCACCACGCGCGATCAGTTGAAACGCACTGCTTAAATCCATATTTAGCCCTAGCGACAAATTGTACGCGCTGGCGGTAGCGCGCTTTAATTCGTCGCCCACCAGCCCGAAGTTTGTCAGCAACCGCATTCCGTCTTGAAAAACCTCATCCGATATGCCCGACAGCGTTTGCATTTCTCCGGCGTAATTTTTCAAGTCGTTAAGTACATATTGGCTGGTAATACCCACGCTTTGCAAACTGGCCGCCAAGGCATTTGCGGCGCGTTCCGCCTCGGCGTTGGCGTAGACGCAATCAAGCATAAAACTGCCCAATTGTTTTACGCCGTTCAACGCAAGCCCAACGGCTTGAGCGGCCAAATTGCCAAACGCCACCCCCAACGCCGTCGTTCCGACTTGCGATTTAGCCGTGGCCGCGTCCAATCCCGTAAAACCTTTGATAACTTTGTTTATGCCGTTGCTGAACTCGTCTTTGAGTTTAACCAGAAAACTAACTTCGTTATCAGCCATAATTACATTCCCTCAAATTGCTTGTCTAAAGACTTCATCGCTTTATCAATATCCACCTGCGGCGGTTTCTGTTCACGCTCAAGTTCTTTGATTAGTTCCCGCGCGCGCTCTTCTGATGCGCGGGCGGCGGCTTCCACGGCTCTTTTGTTGGGCATTGCCAACGGGGCGGTCGCCCGCAAATTATTCAAATTGTCCAAAGTCGTCATGGCGCGCCGTTCCCGCAAATACTTGCTGTAAGCCTCGCAGAGTTCTTTTACCTCCGCGCGCGTCAATTCTCCGATTTTTTGATAATCCCAATGAAAGTGTACGGCTAAAAAATTGATAACATCCAACAAATTTTGCTTTGCTTGCTTTTCGGAAACCTTGGGTTTTGTCAATTCTTCGTTTTTTTCGTCAGACAACACCGCTAAAACGTGGTTAAAAAAAGCGGATAAAATAGCGTTGACGCGGCTCAAAATTCCCCGCGCGTCGTCTTCGCTTAACTCCTCCACAAAAGAATTAAACTCTATTCTCTCGCGGTACTGCGTGGGAGGAAGAGCCGCAAACACCAGCTTTAAGGACGTGTCTAACGGACTGTGTGCCATTAAACCCGCCAAATTGTCCAGTCGAATACCTTGCCGCTCCAGCCACAGTTCGGCTTTCAGCGTAAAACGCAACGGATACAACGCTCCGTTGATTTTCACGCTGCTGGCATTAAAAATATTATCCAACGTGTCCAAAATGGCGGGTTTCACTTTTCAAAACTCCCTTAAACTAACAACCTTGTTTCGGATGAAGACGGCCAAACGTATAAACCCGGCCGCCGTTGCACAAATCCACTAACGGCGTAGCCGTAACGCTGATTTCGGAAAAGGCACGCTCTCCCGCGTTGATAGGTACGCCTCCGCCGGCGCATTTGTGGATTTTGCAATACTTAATGGAGCCGTCTGAGGACTTGGGCCACACAATAAGAACTCCAAAATGGCGGATTTCGCCGTTCGCGCCGACTTCCAGTTCGGTATAACCGTTATTGGCCGGACGTACTTTTACCACAGCCACATCGCCTTCCGTCAGCGTGGCCGATTCAGACAGCGTAAGCGTAACGCCGATATCGTCCAAATCCACGGTTCCGCCGGAAAGCGTAAGGTCTTCCACTACAGAGCAATCCTCCGCACTAAACGCGCTTGCGCCGCCCGCCAAGACGCCGAGAACCTGTACTTTGATTTTGTTTTCCGCCAACGCGGTAAAAACGATTTCGCCATACGGCAATTTGGATTTGGTCGTTTCTTTGACAGCCACCCCCGTAATCTTTTGGGACAAAGACAGCCCCTTGGTATTCGTCAAAGTAGCGTCCACATAGCCGGCGGCTTCAGCTTTTCCCGTAGTTTTTTTGGCGCCCTCCAGCGTTTCCAACAGAAAATCCGGCAATTCGCGCAGCGTCATGCTCAAACTGTTTTCCGGCTGTCCCGGTTCCGCCGCCAGCGCGCCGGGCGAGTTTCCTCCGTTCATCAACGTATTTTCCACGGTGCGTTCTAAACCCGCGCTTGCCGCCGCCTGGAAGTACCCGAGCGGTTTGTTTGTTTCATAGTCAAACAAGGCGACCAATTCAATGCCGTACAATGTTACCAATGCTTTTCTGGGCATTATTTATTCTCCTTTTCGGGTAAGAAATCCGTTTCCGCAAAAGCCAGCGCAAATGCGCCGAAAGGCTTGAACTCGGCGGGAATATCTTCCCACTTCGTCCCGGCCAAAACGGTGCGTAATGCTCCGTTTTTGTAAATGCTTTTGGCGTGAGCCAGCGTTCTGCCCGCGTAATTTTTAATTTTTACCACCAATCCGTCAGGGCGCGTGAACGCAACATTTGCCGTGCGTTCCCGGTTGTTTTCATTGTTGCGGTCAATAATGATGTCCGCCGTATGGTTATTCAACACGGCTTCCAACTCTTCTTTTCCCGCGCGTTTTACAGTATTTTTTCCCATATTTCCTCGCTTATATCGTCGTTACCGATACCCGGCAGCTGACCAAATACCGCTTGAGAGAACCTCGGTTGAGCCCTTGAATAGATTTGCCCTCTATCTTAAAATCCAGCCACTCGTCACGCCCGTGGTTTCTGAGTACGCGCAGCAACGCTTCCCGGTAACGTAATGCCCGGAAATAATCGTTTTCGCTCGCAATACAAAACGACAAATCAATTTCTATTTCCGCCGTCTCATCCGAAGAAGACGACTCCGCCAATTCTATATTTACGAATACATCTTCATTTGGCAAATCCAACAAATTAAAATGATAGTTGGCCGTTGGAACCTCAGCCAACACAATAGCGTCGGCGTGCGTTTTGCTTTCGCTTTCTATTTCGCAATTTAAGAATTGCTTCAACACTTTTTCCGTTTTGCGGATAACTTCTTCGGAGGTCATTCAAAAACTCCTTTACTGCCGTCATCGGTCAAATTTCCTTTCACTTCCAAACCCGCGTCTTTTAAAAGCCGCGTATAGAAAAAACTGATTTTTTTGTTGATCCGGGCGTTTAATGACGGACTTTCGTATATCATGGGACGCGCCGGATACACGCCGCGCCGATGTCCGAATTGATGATAAACGGCCAAAGGATGTTTACTTCCGAAACGGGCATAATCCGCGCCGACGGTAAACACGTTATAAGGAGCCCCCTCCCGCGAGAAACTCTCCGCCAATCCGCCGCCGGCCACCAATGAGGGGTATACTTTACCCCAACGTTTGCGTTTGGTTTCTTTGTATTCTTCCTTCAAATCTGCCCACGGGCTTTCTTTTGCGCCGCGGCGGCCGCTTTTGTTGGCGAATACAGCCTGTTCATGTCTTAAATGCAGTTCTCCGATTTGGCGCAGAAGCACGCCGAAACGGGTCAATTTGGCGTCGCCCAATTTTTTGACCAAATCCGTTACGTTGCTGTCTATGCTTATGCCAAGTCCCTGCATTAAAACTTTTGCCCTCGTTTGAAATAAGGACGCACGGGGCAACCGCCCGCCCTATCGCTTGTTACCTGCGCCAAAACGCCCGTTTTTAAGCGTTTTTCCAAGCGCACCAAGGCGGAGAGTTCTTTTTCCGCTTCTTGTTTTAATTCGCGGTGCTTTGCGTTGTCGGAGTATTTACCCGCGTCATACAAAATTTGGTCTATTTCTCCGGCCACATACTTTGCCTGCACATGCGCCAAGGTCTGTATATCTTCGGGGTCGGTAATGGGCAACTGGTAAGTAACGCGCAACCCGCTCTCAATGTAGCGTTGGGCAAAAACCAACAGCCCTTTGATTTTTGCTTCATTGATTAATTCGCCGGGAGCAAAACTCATTTTTTGAAAATAATGTTGCACGTCTTCTACGGTTGCCCATTCCATGTTACTCATCCCCGCCGGCCGCGGACGCTTCCAGCTTTTTAATAAGTTCTTTAGCCAACTTGCCGTCTTTCGTGTTGCCTTTGCCTTTCATTTTGGCGCGCAACGTTTCCACGTCGTCAACGGTGTATTCCGAAATCTTTTTTCCGAAGACAACCGCGTCATCCCCGCCGGCCGCGGACGCTTCCAGCTTCACGATTACGATATAGTTGTCTTTGGCGAGTTGTTCAAATTGTTTTTCGCTAAGTTCCATTTCGCGCGGCTCGCCGGACACCACCAATCCCGCCAAGCGGCGGACGGGCACGTTTTTCGCGTTTACTTTTGCTCTAATCATTTTGCAAACTCCTTGGGGGACGTTATCCGTCCCCCTTGTGTAAATTAAGCGGCTTCGGTGATTTTGACCTTTTCGGCCATTTGCCAAAACGCGTAGCCGTTATTATAGCGGCGGCGGACTTTGAATTTGTAAATTTCATTATCCATGACCGCTTCGTCCGTACCATTCATATTTGACGTGGTTTCCACCTCGCTCATCGGCTGGTAAATGAACGGTTTTTGCGACGCTCCCACATAGAGCAAATACCATTCGCCCGGTTTTACCTTGGCGGACGTTCTGATCTGTACGCCATACAGCGGGTTGGTTACATCGTCAATTTTTTCGGACATAAACAACTCTTCCGCCAAACTTCTGTATGCGGTAGGCACCACTACCAGCAAGTCTTTATAGGCGATATCATCGGAAAAGAACGGCTCTCCGTCATCTTCATCTTTTACGTCTTGCATTTGAGCCACGGCGGCAATAAAATCTGCCTTAAACATATCGCGAGTGTATTGCGCGCCTTTGGACATCGCACGCTCAACGATATTTTTTTGCTTTCCGTTGTCCGGGCCGATATGCGTGTCGGAAAAGAAATTGGCGCCGTCATAGGACAGCCCGTATTTGCCGCTTTCGCCGCCGACAAGCATATCAATCAGCAAGCGGACGGGGTGCGTTTTGGCCTTATTGCCCATATCTTTGACGCTATCCAAAAACAACCCCAGCGCGTCGTTTTCAATATCCGTGCGCTGAACCTGTTCGCCCGCCGTCCAAAGTTTATCCTTGATGATTTGGAATTTGCCATTCAGTTTTTTGTACTTCGTGGCCCCGTTAAATTCGCTCAAGTCCGGCGCGCCGCCGAAACCGACATGCGTAACGGAATCTTGCGGATTTTTCGTAAAGTCCTGCTTCATCGCCAACAACGACAACAGGCCCGTATCTGCTTTCTTCATACCGAGTTGCAAGGCAGCAGTCGCCAATTTGTAGCAATCTCTGATTTGTTTTAAGGTTTTGTTCATTGAATAATACCCCTATTTGGCATAGCCATCAATGCAGACCATAGCCTTGGTGGCGGAAATAATTTCACGGATAACGCCGCATTTATGGCCGGTTTCGCCCGCCACTTTTACGGTGTCATTATCCACGATTTCCACTTCTTTGCCCAAATCCGCGGCGGTTAAATTTTGGGCGTTCATCTCCCAAGTGCCCTGCTTACGCAACAGGACAAACACGTCGGAAACGGTTTCCGCGCTTCCGGCCTCCACTTCGGCGTATTCAACAGCAATACCGCCAAACACGGTACCGTCCGCCGACGCGGGAGTTACTCCGCCGTTCTTAATATCCACCAGAGAACCCTGGTAGATTTTTACCGCCGACGTGCCTTGCAAGACAGGTTGGGCGATTTGACGGCTGTTTTGTTCACAGACCGCTTTATTTTCAGAAGTTGACATACTTATTTGTCCTCCGTGAGGCCGTATTTGGCCATTTTGGCTTTCAGTTCCAAATCCTGCGCGGGGGCATCACTGCCGTCCTCGCCAAGTGGTTTGGAAGATAAGCGCGCGGGCATATCTTTATAAAAAGCCGCCATGCTTTCAGCGTCTTTGAACTGGGCCAGCACCGTTTCTTTGCGCGCCGGGATTTCTTTCATATCTTTTACCAGCCCGTCAAAGCAGCGTTCCTTGGCTTCCAATTCCATTTTTCCAAGCAGTTTAGCCAAATTGGCTTTAGCGTCAGAGGCTTCCTTTTCGGAGGCTTCCAGCTTGGCTTCCAGTTCCGTTTTTTGTTTCAAAACGATGTCCAGGTCGCCTTTGGCTTTGCCGAGTTGCGCGTTCATGGCTTCAACATCCACGTCGTGCTCATTCTTCAGCAAGGCCAGGATTTCCTTTTTCGTCATTTTTTGCACCTCTTTTTTTTGTGTTGGTACGGCGGCGGGTCTTACGGCCTGCAAGCTGTATTTCTCTTTCAATTTGTCAGTCAGCACAAAATCCGCCATACCGTACTGGATAGCCTCTTCGGCATCCATTAAAAAATCTTTTCCATCAATGTCTTTTTTGATTTCCGCGTCCTTTTTGCCCGTAAATTTGGCAATAAGCGAAACATATTTGTCGGTCATCTCACGCAGTCCTTTCGCCTGCTCCTGCAATTCGTCCGCGTCGCCGATCGCCAACCCCCAAGCCGCGTGAATCATTACGCGGGCGTTTTCCATGATAAACCGTTTGTCCCCGCTGGCAAACAACGCGGCCGCCGCGCTGGACGCGTCGCCGTAGTTAATCGTATACACCGGGCTTTTGAGCACCAAACGGGCGTCAATAATGCTGAACATCGCATATACGTCGCCGCCCGGACTGTTGATATACATTTTGATAGGGTCGCGGCTTTCTTTGTCAAAAGCCATCAGTTGCCGCACTACGTCATTGGCCATTTCCTGCGACAGTTCGCGGTTAATCCAAATTTCTCTCACGTTCCCACCTCGCTATAAATTGCCCCTCGGGGCCGATAATTTCCGCCGATACATAAACCGCATTGGAACGGCAGTAATCAAACCGGGCGCGCGCACGCGCCTGGCACGCTTCCCGCCATTGGCATATGCTCCCGCCGATTTGCGTGCCTTTTATCAGATACATATCAAAACGCCCCCGAAATCGCCACGGACGGGATAAAATTGTCGGGCGCGGGCAACACTTGCCCCGGCACTTTCCAAACAGGTTCCAACATGGAGCGGCAACCGAAATGACACGGAGTGATAACCATGTTGTAGGCCGCTCCCCACGGCGTATACCAATGTCCGTTGCATTGGCGGCACCATTCCGTCGTTTTGTCGTCTAAAACGGCCACAAATTCAAACGCGTGCAATTCGTCCGCCACTTGCGTCTTGTAAAATTGCTGTTCACCCGTGTTGACGGCTTCCGTCGCCGCCACGTCCGCACCCTGTATGATTTTGCTAGACACGGCATAGCGGTTTATTTCATCCGTCAAATCCGCCAAGATTTGGTTCACGGAAAGGCCGTTGTTTACACCTTGCTGGGCCGTATATACGGCTTTAATGCGCAAGTTAACCAACTGGTCTTCAGCCAAACTCTCGGCTTTGTTCTCAATATAGGCCCGCAAAGTAGCCGGCAAGCCCTCTTTTTTAGCCAATTTGACGGACAGGGGAGCGCGGGCCGCACGCGCCTGCGTATGGGCGGCGGTATGTTGTTGCCACTTGCCGTAAGCCTCGCCCCAACCGTCTAACGCCATAGTCTCAATTTCTTTTTTTAGAGCCGCGGTATATTTGGCGAGGTACGGAGTAGGTAAATCCTTTAGCCCCTTGGCGGGCGTATTGCCCTGCTCCAATGTGCGGCGAATGTCTTCTTTCAACTTTTCGCCCGCATCCAATATCCACTGCCGCATAAACTCGTTGGTTTTGTTGGCCGCCGCGTCTAACTTCTTTTTGCGCGCAGCAATAGAAGATTTGGATAAATACCCGTTGCGCCCGTTTTGCGCCGCCAAATACCGTTTACCCATCTGTGCCCGGGCGTTTTGGAACCCTCCGCCGAATTGCCCGCCGGACGGAATAACGCGCGGCGTTTTTTCTTCCTGCAACTCTTCGTCAGTAAGCGGCCGGAAATCCAACGCGCGGCGCAATTCCTGCTCGTCCTGGCGTTTGATTTCAATAGACCCGGTGCCAATGAGTTTCAGCAGATTGTCAAAATTGGCTTGTTTGCGCGCCATATCCAAATTGGCCGCCTTTAAGCGCGGGTAATTATCCTGTTCGCCAAAATTGGCGTCCACAAAGGGTTTTAATACGTATCGGTCAAACACGGTTTGGATTTGGTTTACTACCGACTGCAAGCCCTGTATAAAAATATCGGACATATTACGCGACAGCGCGTAGGCTCCGCCGTTGCCGCCCGTACCCAATTCCAAAAACTGCACCAAAACGCTTTTGGCAATACCCAAGTCCATATTCGTAATGGCGTTGGAAAGCACTTGATCATTGATTTTGCCTTCCACGAAATCCAACTTTACGCCCTCCGGCACGGCAATCCATTGGGTGGTATGGACGATATAATCTTTAAGCACGCGTTCTATACCTTTGCGCACCGGGTTATCCTGTGCGGCATATTTTTCCGGCAAAGTGGCGACGGGCACGCCGCCTACATTGCGCTCAATGGCAATTGCCCATTGGTTTAAAAATTTGTCCTTGTAATACCAATTGCGGTAGGCGCTGCGCAGAATGGAATTGCCGCGGAAGTCGTCCCCTTCCTGCTCCATGATGAAAAAAACTAATTGGGAAAACGGGATTTTCACTTCGCCGCCGTCCCGTTTGTTTTGCGTCATAACGCCCGCTTCAGCGTCTATATCTTCAACGCTGCGCTGCTGGCGGAATTTTAACTTGGGCGCCAAATAAGTTTTGCCTTGGTATTCCCACGGCCCCCAAACGATTTCAAACACAGAAAAACCAAACTCAAGCATGGTTAATATGTTGAACAACAGCCCCTGCCAGGACTGCTTCATTTGTTCCATAAAATACGCGTTGGCGACGGCAACGATATCGTCCAGTTTCTCATCCCCGTCATTATGAATGCGCCAAGAACAGGCGACTATCGGATATTTGCAAACCCGGAGCACCATTTTGACATTGGTATCGGATTTGCGCATTTGGTCGTAAATTTCACTGCCGGCCTTGCCCTGCAAATCGGGCAAATACTCGTTCGTGTGTTTGCTGTCAAAAAGAGGAGAACTTTCGCCCAAAGGCACACTCACCCACCGTTCGGATTTTCTGCCCGGCATTTCCAACACTTTCAAAAACGCTTTCGTTTGTTTATTCATAAATCAAAACCTTTTGGCATATCCGCCGCCGCTGGTTGCGCCGCCGGAATTTTTATCAAAAAATCCCGCCGGGATTTCCGGGCCCTGCGGCACGGACGTGGCCGCGTACACCGCATTTGCCAACGCCCATACATGGTCATCATGCTTGCCGCTTTCGTGTCCGTATTTATGCAAGCCGCCGGCCGTGATTTCACGCTGCAAGCCGTGTAATTCGGTACGCAGCGTAATATCGTCCTCCGGGATTTCAAGCCGCCCGTCTTCAAGCGCGCTTTTTAAATTGACAATCAGTTTTTCTTTGATGTTGTTGGTATATGTTAAGCCCTGCGCTATGACGCTTCCGCACGCTGCCTGCAAATCTTCGTGCACCTTTTCGCCGACGCCCGTTTTATCAGTTACATGGAGCGTAACGCCCGATTTTATTGCGTCGGTTACAAAAGCCACCTGCTCGCTGTATTTTTCGCCGCGCCATACTTTCTTAAGCACCGGCTCTAATTTGCCGGCCGCCGTACGCTCTACCACATACAGCACGGCTCCGTCCACCAACTTCGCCGGATCGTATCCGCTGTAAAACGCACTGTTTGGACGGCTGAGGATATAACTCTTCAAATCGGCCAAAGGCTTATATTGCAAGTCCCCGTTGGTACACCGCGCGATTAGGTCGTACGGAAAGAAACTCGTTTTTTCATCCACAAACCGACACGCAAATTCCGTTTGAAATGCCTCATCCGCTTCGTTGCTTACGCCCAGCAACGCCAAACAGGCTTTAACCGAAGACGGGAACCCCTCTTTAATGGCCCGGTAAATATCCACCTCAAAGCGTTCGTACTGTTCAAAGGCACCGTCTTTATTCGTCCAGGCGTCATAAAAAAAACCCAGTTTGCCCATAGGCGTACTGGTCAGCGTCAGACGGCGCGGTTTATCCTGCCGGGTTAAAGACGGCCCAATGGCGCGGATAATTTCCCGCGCGTTGCGAATATGCGCCACCTCGTCCAAGTACACGTCGCCCGTGTAGCCGCGAATCGTGGCCGGATTGGCCGGCACGCTTACCACCGTACCCGCGCCGCGAATCGTCAGTTGCGTCGTGTTATCAACCGCAAACCGGGCGCGCGGCTCATAAGCCGTTATGAATTTGCGAACTTGCGCCAACAGTTTTTGGCTCGCCCGCAATCCCGTTGAGCCCGCAATACTGTCCCGACCGCACAGGGCGCCAAAAGCCATTTCGTGGGCAATACCCCAACTGAAACCGATTTGGCGCGCTTTGTTGACGATACGGAACTGCGATTTGCTTTCAAAAAACTGGCGTTGGTAGGGATAAAACGTACGCTTATAAAATTCCTCAAACGCGCTCATTCATCCCCGCCTATGCCCAAATCTTTCGCAATACGTTTCCAGTCCGCGGGCAAATTGACGTCCACTTTGGTTTCTTCTTCCGCACGCCAGCCGTGGTTTTTGAGCCAAAATATACTGCCTGTCGGCTTATCGCGCATTAAGACGCCGCACTCGGCATAATGCTCTATACGGGTTATCGCGCGTTTTACTGTGTCGGAAAAAGCCGCCCGCGTTTTATACTCGTAGAAACTCGTCCTGTCCGTGAAACCCAAATACAACGCAAGGCCCGACACGGTCGGAGGTTCTTCGTCAAACAGCGGAACTCCCGATTTGCTGTAAACCTGCTTGCCATTTATGTCCAACATGGGGCGACGGCCTATTTGCGTGGCAAAATACTCGTCAATTTTGGCCTGCATTTCTTCCGGCGTTCGGAACATGGCCGGACGGCCCGCCGGCCTTTTAGCCGGGGCTTTCCGTACCGCTTTCCTACTTGCCTGCGAAGTATTGCGGGGCTTTTTGACCTTTTTGCCGACTGCCATAGACTAACCCCTGCGGCCTTTATAAATGGCTACCGCGCAAACCAACAAAAAGAGGCATACCCACCACAAAAGCGGATATGCCACCACACCGTACCAGGGGACTGAGACCAGCCCCAACCACTTACACACCAGCAGAAATAGAGCGGCGTTGAATATATTGCGAACCGTTTGCCGCACAAAGCGGTCAAATGCACCGCGCGCACGCGTTTTGCGCGCAACGGCTTGGCGCGCCGCAGTCTGTTTGGCGATGTTGTAAGAAAAAAAAGCGTTTGTTTCGGGTTTCTTCATTCGCCACCTCACCGTATGGATGGGCGGACGAAAAAAACCGCCCCGGATAACGAGGCGGCCCTATAAAAACAAAAAAAGGCAACCAAAAGCGTTTTATCGCTTATAGTTGCCTTATATTTTGCCCAAGCGTATTATAGCAGATTTTTTTTAAAAAATCAAGGATTATTTACTTTGCAATAGGTTTCAAATCATACCCTACAGCGTCAAACAGGCGTAAGATTGTTGCCAACTGCGGCGCGCGTCCTCCGTTTTCCATACGGGCTATACTGGGCTGATTGATACCTGTCTTCGCGGCCACCTGTTGCTGCGTCATTTTTGCCTTTTTGCGGAGTTCCACAAAACGGGCCACCAGTGCGGCTACGGCTTCATCTTCACGCGGCGCGTCGGGCCAGTCTTGCCCGTTAAAATAAATTTCTTCGGCCGCGAGGTCTATGTCTTCATTCCACACAATGCCATACCCGCCTGCATCTACCTGGGCGGATTCAAATAATTTACGATAGCGCAAGGCATTAAAAACAGGCCATTTGGCCACAAGCGGCTCCAAGTCGTATTTTTTGAAAACACCGTCTTCAAATAATACGCCGATTACCATTCCGTCCAATGGATAAACTTTACGTGCTTTTTTAAATTCCATAGTGCCCCCTTACTCCGGCCCCTTATTCAAGGGGCGGGAGTTTGGTAATGTTCTGATCATTCCACATTTTCAAAAGTTCGTCTTTGTACTTTTCGGCCCACTCTAACACCAGTTTTTGGGCTTTTTTAGGAAGGTCTCCTTCTGTCATTTTCAACGGATTTAATTCAAAAGTTCCGTTGTATTCCCCGTATATAGCGTGAAAGTGGGGCGGGTTGTGTTCACTAAAAAACATCTTAATCAGTATTCCGTAAAATCTCGTAATCTCTGGCATTGTGTTTTCCTCCTGTTCTTTATATTTATATTATAGCCATTTGGATATATTTTGTCAAGTAAAAAAAGGGCCTATTTTTTAGCGTAGGCCCTTCTTACTGAAATGCAATACGTGACTGCAAGAACCCTTTAACATCTCTATATAAAATTGGTGATTAGGCATAAATTCTTGTTTTAAAAACAAAGTCAATTCTCTGTCTTCAAATACTTGGTTCGCCATATTAGTAACTTCTTCTTCAACTATGCTTTCCCATATTGTTTCAGCTCCAGCTGCACATAAACGAGGCGAAATTTTATCCAATAAAATTTGTACAATTTGGCCCTCATAATGTCGTTGTTTGTAGCTAGAATATGGAAAGAATTTCAACACTCCACCTGCCAAATCTCTTTTAAAATCATCACATAAAGCAGCAAGTACAGAATTGGTTTCCATGGAAATAACCAGACTTTGAATAAAGTATTCATTATATTGCTCCGTAGAAAAAAACTCACATCTCCATGCTAAATGTGACACTGTTCTTTGCGCCTCGGATAAAATCCAATCCGTTTGTTCCGGCAACGTTTTCCGTAAATCCTCAGAGCACTGTAGATGCCTTTTCATTACTATATTAAAAGAATTTTTTATTATATTGGCGATATATTCTTTAGAAGAGGAGAATATTTTTTGAACCTGTTCTGGGCTTGCCGAAACTGAAGCATCCAATAAAATTTCTGAATGCTCCTTTAATTGATAACAATAAACTTTATGCACTTGTGGGCCATCATATGCAGTATTTAACAATACAAAAAAAGAAAAAGCATTATAGATAGAAATAATGGCATATAGCTGTCGGGACTTAGGGTCTCCCTCTAATAAAACTACATGTGCAGTTCCAACCCCAGGAACAGGGCGCAAGGCAAGCCAATTAACAATTTGCCCTACGCCTTTCCGCTCTCGTAATATTTTAACCGACCCTTCAATAAAAGATCTATCCAATTCCCAATGGCAATACATCCCTAACGCTATTTTCAGAACTGCTAATAAAAGATGTTCCCCAAAAGAACAAGCACCTGTAGAACGAATAAGAGGAACGTCTATCCTTTCAGCCTTAGAGCAAAAGCGATCCCATATTTTTTGAAAGTGTTCCAGCTTTTTTTGTTCCGGCAAGCCTTTCCCTGTACCCATTTTTTCTAATAAAGAAAACAAACATTCTTTATTTTTGGCTTCCCCTATGCCGAGCGTATGAAACATTGCGATTTGAGCAGTCTTTTTTGATTTGTCAAAAGAAACAACTTTCAGGCCATGCATATCTTTGAACCCCGGCTCAATAGATATCCGCACGCCTTCAACTTCACCAGAGGCCTGAGCGACCTTCCCGTTATCCCGAGCAGGATTTTCTAAAACGTTAATCAAACGAAACTCATCAAAAGCTTTATCTACTGATGACAATTGCTGATTACAAGCAGCACATAAAATTGTCTTGTCTTTTAGTTTGCCCCCAATACAATTAGGAATAATATGTTCGGGTTTTTTAGGAGTGAACGATTTTCCACAATAAAAACATTTACACATACACCTACGACCTCTTACCCCAATATAAAAAATGCCACGCAATAGATACGTGGCAAATATAAATAACGATGTTTATTTTTGCTCTTCAAAATACTTCAGCACTCCGTCTATATACCATGGGGAAATATGAAAAACAGGGCTTTCTGTGTTTCCATATACTTTAATCACAATACCAGTTTCTCGATGCGCCTTGAAATATTGTTCTTCCAAGACAATACTGAAAGACTCTTCTTTAACAGGTTTTTTGACCGCAGTACCAACGCTAGTCGGAAGATAGAGCTGACCAGGGATAAAATCAAGAGCTTTACCGTCTTTATCTAAGGCTTTTTGGTATCCTTGAAAATCCTTATTGCCGGCAACATTAACTAATGGTTCGCGGACATTAATTTTAAATTGTGTCGGAGCTCCTTCTTGTTCAACTACCGAGAGACTATATAAAAAATATGGCGCTTTCCAAACCGATATCCCCGTAAAATCTTTCACTTCTCCGCCCATTTGCCGATAGTTTAATTCAGGAAAAGACGTTATTTTCTGTTTTGCAAAAACATCTTCCTCTGCTTTTGCCTTTTTAATTACCCAAGCCGCATCTTTTTTCGCATATGTCGGTAAGGAGATCAGCATCAATAAACAAACACATGCTATAATTTTTTTCATTTCGTTTCTCTCCGTTTTTTGGAAATAATAGGCTCATCTTTTTTGATGACCTTGCCGACAATTTCCACTTCGGCGGCCGGATAATGTAAAGTCTTAAACTTGGGATTGTCGGGTTGTAAGTCAACCGTGTTGTCTTTCTTGTTAAAGTAAATCCGTTTTATGGTGCTTTCTTCGCCGATACGCGCAACCACAACATCGCCGTCTTTAACAGGCGCGTCGGGGCGAACGATAATCGTATCGCCGTGGTAAATGGAGTGGCGAGGGTCGTTGGGGTCTTCCATACAATGCCCCAACACTTCAATGGCAAAATCGTCCGGCCCCTCTTTTTTCGTGGTAAGGTAGCCTTTTTTTTCTTCCAAAATAAACATCATATTTGACGCCGAAGAAACGCCAATGACGGGAATAAGTTGCGTTTCGGCTGCAAACGCGTAACGCTTCGCGGATAGAACTTCTTTAATACAAAAAATATCTTTTATCTCTTCTTCCGTTTTTTCAAATAATTTAGCCAATTTATAAACCGATTCTTCAGAGGGCTTAGAAATTCCTTTTACCCAACGGCTTACCACAACATCTGTCGTGTTCAATGCCTTGGCTACTTTAATTTGACAGCCGCGCACCACTCCATTATTTAGAGAGGCAAACAATGTCAAAATTTGTGCTCTGTTTGGCTTCATAACGTCATTCTCCGACGTAAAAAATAATATGCTTGACAAAACTTATCTTTCTTATCTATACTATCATTAAAGATAGATAAGTTAGATAATTTATCCTCTTAAAATACGGCGGCGGCCACGAACCGCCGAACGTATCAAAAAATCCCCAGGGCAGGGGCGGCAACTATCAGTAAACACAAATTGCGATAACGAACTGTAGGACGTAAAAAGCCTGCAATAGTTGCCAAAAAACGAGCGAGAGGCCTAAAAAGCCCACCGTGCCCACGGTACATACGCTCGTTTTTATTTTACCATTTTGGACTTTATAGTCAATTATAAAAGATTAGAAATTTTTACGGGAGGTTATATGCCGGACACACAAATTGACGTAAGCGGCTTAGCGAAAGGCACTTATTTTACGCACGCCGTACTGGGCGAGCGGGTTTTTACCCGGGAGGCTACCGCCAAATTATTAGGCTGCTCGTTGGCCAACCTGTACAAAATCCGGGACGGAAAAAACGGATTGAAGCCTTTGAAGGGCCGCTACAACGGGCAAACCGTATACGCGGAAAGCGATATCAAACTGCGCCTTAACTTGCGCAAATAATTTGCCCGCAAGGGCTCCCGCCGGGAGACATCCTCCAACTATCCTACACGGCGGGACGATTTGAAAATTCGCCCGGAATTGAAAAACAAACCGGGCCAAGGGGAAGAATAGGGAACGTGGCGGAATAGAAGACGCAAACATTCAGACGCTTTCTGCCTACTAGATTAAATTGCAGAGCCTGCCGCTTGCGGTTCAAGAGGCCTGAAAGTAAACGAAGGCATGCGGGGTGCAAATCCCCGCCGTTCCCACCATACAGAGGATTTTATGAGTTACGACATTGGACTGGCCGTGTGCCAAACATTGTTAGACATGCTGTTTATAGCCGCCATTTGCGCCGCGCCGTATTTTTGGCGGGATTTGGCGGAGTTTATCCGGGGGTAACTATGGAAGAAATGGAAGAAAGAGTTTACAGCAGACAAGAGATAGAAGCGGCCTGCGCCAGCGCGCGGCACATTGTAAACGGATTTATCGGCGTATGGCGCGCGGCCGAGGGCCCCAAAGCCGTACGGCTGGCCGAACAGGTCAAAGACGCGTATGAGGCCGATTTTAAACGCTTGCTTCGCGGCGCGCCGACCTTGCAAGACCATATTCACACGCACTTAAACCCCGACCATGGCGATTTGCCCGTCTGCGGCAAAAAGCTGGCATGCCGCCGCGCGGCCAACTGCAAAACCTGCACCGCGTACGAAGATTTTAAGGATAAAATCCGGGATAATTTCCGGGACTAACAAGGAGGCAACTATGACTAACGGTATTATCTCCCTTACTGTGGAGAATATCAAAAAAATCAAAGCCGTAACCATTCGGCCAACAGGCAACGTGGTGGAAATCACGGGTCGCAACGGGCAAGGCAAATCCACCGTGCTGGACGCGATTTGGTGGGCGCTCAAGGGCAAAGACAATATCCAAACCGCGCCTATCCGCAACGGCGAAAAAACGGGCAAAATCACGCTAGAGGTGGACAAATTCATCATTGAGCGCACTTTCAAGCGCAACGAACTCGGGGATGATTATACAACCAATATCCGCGTTACCACCAAAGACCGCGCCCGCATGGCCAGTCCGCAGGCGGTATTGGACGGGTTTACTGGTATGCTGGGTTTTGACCCGCTGGCCTTTATGCGCCAAACGCCCAAACAGCAATACGACACCTTGCGCGGCCTTTGCAAATTGTCCGTGGACGTGGAAGATTTGGACAGGCAATACAAAGATCTGTTCGCCCGCCGGACGGAAATCAACCGCGACGTAAAAACCTGTGAAGCGCGCCTTGCCAATATGATTATCCCCGCGGGCGCGCCGACCGAGCGGGTGGACGTGGCCGCCCTCGTGGACAAAGTGGGCGAAATCAACGCAAAAAACGCGTCTATTGCCCAGCGTCAGCGCATACGCCAAACCTTGCTTGCGGAAAATGTGCGCCGCGGCGAAGAAGCCAAGAGACTGCACGCACGCTTGGCGGAAATTGAGAAAGAGAACAAAGCCGCCGCCGAACAAATCGGAGAAATTACAAATTATCTGCGAGATAACAAACCACAGGACGCAGCCTCTTACTCCGAAAAAATCAAACAGGCCGAGCAAATCAACACCGTTATGGATTTGCGTGACAACCGCGCGTTGGAAGAAAAAACCCTCCGCGCCGCCCAAAGCAAAGCGGACGAGCTGACGGCCCAACTGCAAAATTTGCAAGAGCAAAAGCGCGCGGCCATAGAATCGGCCAACCTGCCGGTAAAAGGGTTGGAATTTGGAGACAAAGAACTGCTTTTGAACGGCGTGCCGCTGGAACAGTTATCCGCGGCGGAACAGCTCAAATTAAGCATGGATATCGCCATGGCCGAAAACCCCGCTTTGCGCGTGATTTTGCTCAAAGACGCGTCCTTGTTGGACGATGAGAGCATGGCCTACATCCGCGACCGCGCGGAAGCGGAAAACTACCAAATTTGGGAAGAACGCGTTTCTTCGGACGGAGCCGTCGGCTTTGTCATTGAAGACGGCGAACTTAAACAGGAGGAAAAATAAATGAAACCCGCAGAAAACAGAGTACAAAACACTGTTGCGCTAAAAATTGACGAAACCGTCAAAGAGAATACCCAGGATATTTTGGAAGCGGTTATCGGCTGGGACAGTTTTTCAGACCTTTGCGAAGACATTGCCGCCGCCATTGTTTCCGACATGGAAAACAACAGCTTCATGTCGCAGGATTTAAGTCTGACCGAAAAGCAAAGAGAACTGCTTCGCCAAAACATCAACGGCATCGTATCCACCTGCGAAAAAGTCTATAAGGGTAAATTGGAAACGGACAAACGCACCAAAGAGCTGACGGAACTGGTCAAAACCCGCTCCAAAGATACACTGGAACGCCTTTTATCGGCCATTGGGCGGGAATTCAACCGCGGCGCGATTATTAACGCCATTGCCGTAACGGCAGACACCAAAAGCAACGACAGCAACAAAATTGAACTCCGCCACAGCAAATCAAGCGGAGATATCACAATTCCTACGCGTGGTATCTTTTTATCCACCAATTGCGTAGAAGCTATTCAAAACAGCATTGACGCGGCGGGTGAAGATGAAGAGGAGCAGTCGGACGGGGACGCGCCGGAAGAATTGGAGGCGGAATATGACCGATAAAGAATACTTCGCCTATCCGGCAATTTCCAAATCTCAACTCCACGCATGGACGCGCGATAACCCCATGGCCTTTTGGAACGGGTGCCTGCTTAACCCCAAGCACACCCCCACCGAGGAAAATAACGCGATCGCCAACGGTAAATTGCGGCACACGCTATTATTGGAGCCGCACAAAGCGGAAAGCGAGTTCCTCGTAATAGAGGGCGGCCGCGGGTATTCTTCCCGCAGCACTGGGGCTTTTCAAAAGGTAATCGCGGACAACCCCGGCGTTACGGTGGTAACGCAAGAAGAATATGAACTGGCTAAACAGCAAATTTCAACGCTCAAAAGTTACGTTCCCGTGCAAGATCTGCTTACCGACGCAAGCGTGGAACAGGCTTTCTTTTGGACGGATACCGCCACAGAACTGCCGCTTAAAGCCAAATTGGACTTAATCAAGCGGCTTAAAGAAGGCTTGCTTATCGTTGAATACAAAACAACCACAAAAGATTTTGGGCAAATTGAACGCGGGTTGGACGTAATGGGTTGGCAATGGGACGCTGGTATGCAGTGTAAAGCCGTCAAAGCCAAGTACGGCGAAATGCCCTTTCAAATGCTCTTTATCGTCCAAAGCCAAACCGAGGGCGAAGAAAACCGCATCCGCCTGTTTGTGGTTGACCAAATAGAACTGGATACCTGCGTGTGCTATGTGGATCGCGTACTGGCCGAAATCAAAGAACGCTACACCCAATGGGGCTTAGGCAACCCGGCCGCGTGGAAAACAAAACTTTGGCACCACACGTTCCAAGGTTACCAAAACACGGCATTTTCGTTTGCTTTTGACAAAGAAATGGCCGAAATGGGGAATTAATTATGGAAGAAAACAAACAAAATACCAAACAGGCTCTTGCCATTAAAGACGGCAATATCCCAATCCAAAAAGTCAGCGTCATTAAATCGGACTTGTGGCGTATGGGGCAAATCGGCTCTTTTGGGCTTAATTCTCCCAAAGAATTAAGCGAAAAAATACTGTCATTTTTTTACCAATGCCAAAAAGTAGATGGCATTGAGACTTGCTCTTACAATTCCATCCGGGAAACTTTCAAAACCTCTATTGAGGTGGGTATTCCCGTGGACGGGCGCGGATTGGCCTATCTCGTAAAGTACAAAAACACTCTTGAATACCACCTGGGCTACAAAGGCCTGCTGTATAAAATTAAACAACTTCGCCCCGGAATAGTGGTTCTTGTGGGGCTGTTATGGGCCCCGGAGGAATTAGCATATTCCACCGAAAACGGCATTACCGTATATAAGCATACGCCAAAACTCTCTTTGCGTAATGACTTTGATAAAGCGGTGGGCGGGTTTTGTTGGATGAGTTGGCTTCAAAATGGGCGCGAGTATTCCAAAATCTGCGTCGTCCCTAAAAAAGATATTGACGAGGCGCGCGCCGCTTCCAAAACAAAGTTTGGCGGCCCATGGACGAAATGGACGGAAGAAATGATGAAAAAAGTCGTCCTGCGCCGCGCGTGTAAATTGGAATTTATCGGCGAGCCGGAAATGGAGCGGATTCTTGAAACAGACAACAAAGAGTACGAATTTTCCGCCCGCCAACAAGAACCCGCGCCGACCGTCAATTACGCGGAAGCGTTGCCGCTGGACGTGGCTCCGGAAGAACCCGCCGTATTGGACGCGGAAACCGCCGCGCAAACGAACGTTATAGACCCGACCGCCAACGGGGAGGCGGACGAGTAGCCCGGGGCGGCGGCGCATACGGGAGAACGCCGCCGCTCCAACCTTTTAAGGAGGAATATGTTTAGAAAACACACTTATGGCTATGCCCTGCATACAGTACGCACCCAACGGAGGGAAGACCTGGAGCATAACTTGCAAAAAGAAATATGCACGTTCTTAGACTGCCAGTCCGCCCACCTGCCTATGGTGTATTTTGCGGTACCCAATGCGCTTAAATTTTTAAGCACGCTTAAAGACTCCCGCCGCATTAGCGCGGCCTACACCAAAATGCGCGCCGAGGGTTTCAAAGACGGCGTGAGCGATTTGGTGGTACTGGTAAATTGGAACAAAACGCTTAAAATCGGCTTTTTTGAACAAAAGCGGCCTGCCACTTACAAAACCAGTGAAAAAACAGGAAAGCGCATTATAAACACACCGGCGGGCAAACCGACGGAAAGCCAACTGATGTTTTTGGAAGAAATCCGCAAATTAGGCGCGTACGGTGCGGTATCAAACACCTTGGACGAGTTTCAAGCGCATTGGAATAAATTTTTAGCAAGTTGAGGCAACTATGTCAAAGAGATTTACGGACACGGACAAGTGGACAAAACAATGGTTTGGCGATTTGAGCCTGCGGGAAAAGTTGCTGTGGCTCTACTGCTGCGACGCCTGCTCCGCGGCCGGAGTGGCCGATTTCAGCCCAAAGTTTTACAGCGTGGCCGTCGGCTTCCCGGTTAAAAAAGAAACGTTGGACAAAGCCTTCGGGCGGCGAATCGTATGGATTGAGAAAAGCAAATTTTTCATTCCCTCGTTTATTGAGTTCCAGTACGGCTCTTTGGTGGAAACCTGCAAGCCGCATAAGCCGATTATTAAAGAATTGGAAAAATTGGGGCTTTTGGAGATGAAAGACGGAAAGGCTATCATTACCCTTTCAATACCCTTTGCAAAGGGTATAAATACCCTTGAAGAAAAAGAAAAGGAAAAAGAACAAGAAAAAGAAACAAAAGGGGTTACAGGGGAAAAGGAACCCTTTGCCGCGTTTTGGGCCGTGTACCCCAAACAGCGAATCGGCAACAAAGACAAAGCCCGCGCGGCGTTTTTGCGGGCGGTTAAACGCTCGGGACTTACGGCGGAGCAAATCACGGCCAAAGCCGCCGAATACGCCCAAAGCGAAGAAGTCGCCCGCGGGTACGCCAAAGGCGCGGAGGCGTGGTTAAACGACGACCGCTTCCTGCGCGCCTATTCTCCCGCCAAAGCCGCTGCCTCCACGCTAACTGCGGCGCGCCAAGCGGGTACGGCTAAAATTGACGAAATTTTTGGAGGCTCCCATGACTGAGCATTGTACCTTTTGCGGCAAAGCCTATAAGCCGGTTCCCTACGAAATTTGCGGACAAATCCGCAACATACTCCAACCGGCGTGCGATTGCGAAGCGCGCGCGGCCGAAAAACAACGCTTGGCGGAGGAACGAGCCCGTAAACTGGCCCGTGTGTCCGCGTTAAATTTGCCGCCCATTTTTGCCCCGTACTGGCTCAAAAATTTGGAGTGCGAACACGCCGCGGAAGCGCAAATATACGTGGAGGGTTTCCGTCCCCGCCAAAGCAAAGGGCTGTTTTTATCCGGCACCAACGGAAACGGCAAAAGCACGCTGGCCGCCGTGATTTGCAAAGAACTGGCCTACCGCGGCCGGCGGGTCTTGTTTACCACTATGACTGAGATGTTAGACCGCATGGAGCAAGGCGTCGGCGGGAACCGCGCAACACAGGCCCGGCGAACACTCGGCGAACTGTTGGCGTACGATTTCATCGTATTTGACGACTACGGGCGCGAAAATTACACGCCCATGCGTCTGCAAAACGTATTCCAAATCGTGGATAAATTGTACACGCACCAAGTGGTATTTGCAATTACCACTAACCCGGAATGTATTGCGCGGATAGCCAATATCCCGGAAATGGCCGCGATCAATGACCGTATCGGCCAAGTTTTAACGCGGTGGGACTTTACGCGGGAATCTTTTCGGAGGCAGAAGTAAACATATTGAGGTTACGGCTATCTTCCGCCGCATTAGCGGCCGGCTTTGCGCGAAACATCACGCATGGCACAAACTGCAAAACTGCAAAGGAAAATAGTCAATGAAAAAAGAAATCATCGGAAAACAAACGCTGTACTGCGGCAATTCTTTGGAAATCTTGGATTTGCTTACTGATAAAACCTACGGGCTGGTGCTTACCGACCCGCCGTATATGATAAACACCAAAAGCGACGGCACAGGGAAAATTGACCCGTGGGGCGACTATATGAACGCCGCCGTATTTTATGCCGAGTGGATTGGCAAGGCGCGGCAAAAACTCAAAGACGACGGCGCGCTGATGTCTTTCTTAAACTGGAGGAGCGTCGCCACGTTTACCAAAGCGTCGTGCTTACTGGGCTGGCCCATGGAAAGCCTGGTGGTATGGAACAAAAAGTATTTGGGAACGAATATGCGCGGCTTCCGGCCGACGTACGAAATGGTCGCACTGTTCATTCTGTCGGGTTTTAAAATACCCAACAGGTGCTTGGGCGATGTAGTGGAGTTTCCGCGGCTTACGCGCAAGCCGAATCACCCGGCCGAAAAACCCGTTGCGCTGTTGGAATTTTTGCTCAGCGCGGCGTCCAAAAATGACGTGTTGGACGTGTTTATGGGGGCCGGCACTACGTTGGTAGCGTGTGAAAAACTGGGTCTGCGCGGTACCGGCATTGAAATCAATGAAAAATATTTTGACGCCGCTTGCCGCCGGGTGGAAGAAGCAGCGAAAAAGGAAAATATATGACAAAAGAACTGATTATTGATTTGTTTGCGGGAGGCGGTGGAGCCAGCACGGGCATAGAACAGGCCACCGGCCGCCATATATATGCCGCGGTCAACCACGACCCGGAGGCCCTTGGTATGCACGCCGCCAACCATGCGCAAACAAAACATTATTGTTCCGATATTTTTGAGGTTGACCCGCTTGATGTTACAGGCGGGCAACCCGTAGGGCTCCTGTGGGCTTCGCCGGACTGTAAGCACTTTTCAAAAGCCAAAGGCGGTAAACCCGTAGACAAAAAAATCCGCTCTTTGGCGTGGGTGGTAAGAAACTGGGCGCGAGACGTACATCCGCGCATTATCATGGTGGAAAATGTGGAAGAATTCCAGGAATGGGGGCCTCTGGTTAAGGTAAACGGCAAATGGAAACCCGATCCCGCCAAAAAAGGAACCACGTTTAAACGCTGGGTGTTTTGCCTGCGGCGGCTTGGGTACAACGTGGAATGGCGCGAACTGCGCGCTTGCGACTACGGCGCGCCCACCATCCGCAAGCGTCTGTTTATTGTGGCGCGGCGGGACGGCAAGCCCATTGTTTGGCCGGAGCCGACGCACGGCGACCCCAAAAACCCCGAAACCAAACGCAAGGGCCTGCTCCCGTGGCGTACCGCTGCGGAGTGCATAGACTGGACGTTACCCTGCCCGTCTATTTTTGAACGCAAAAAGGAACTTAGCCCCAATACCATGCGGCGTATCGCCCGCGGAATTATGAAATACGTGGTAAACGCTTCTGAGCCGTTTATCGTATCCGTAAATCACGGAGGCGACCGTTTCCGCGGGCAGTCTGCCGGGGAACCCGTGGGAACATTGACGGCTAAAAACGGATACGGGTTAGTATCGCCCAGCGTAGTAAGTATCGCCAATTGGTCAAGTCAAAGTATCCGGCCCGGCAACAAACCGTTATCCACCGTTACGGCAAATCCGAAAGGCGGACATCATGCTTTGGTCTGCGCTACGATCGCAACCAATACGACAGGCCACCCCGGTGCGGCAGCGGACGAGCCTTTGCGAACGATTACCACTGGCCGGCACCATGCGGTCGTTACTCCCGTTTTGTCCCCTTTTATCGCCGGCAACGGAGGCCCGGCCTACTCGGCTAAACCGACGTCCGCCGGTAAACCAATAGGCACGCTGACGACGGTTAACCATAAATGCGTTGTGGCACCGATGTTGGCGCAAGTAGGGTACGGCGAAGCGGAAGGGCAACAGCCGCGCGCCAGTTTACCCACAAAACCGCTTTGGACGGTAGTTTCCGGCGGCAACCACGCCGCACTCGTTGCGGCGTTTATTGCCAAGCATTACGGGCAATCTATCGGAGAAAAAGCGGTTGGCCCTTTAGGCACTGTTACGCAAATAGACAAACATAATTTGGTAACGTCCCACATCGCCAAACTCCGCGGCGAAAACACGGGACACGGCACAAACGAACCGTTACACACCGTCAGTGCGCAAGGCAAACACTTTGCCGAGGTTCGGGCGTTACTAGTCAAATACTACGGCAACGATAAAGAGGGTGCGGATTTGTTCGCGCCCGCGCCGACCGTAACAACCAAAGACCGCCTCGGCTTGGTAACCGTCAACATCAAGGGCGAACAATACGCAATAACCGATATTGGCATGCGGATGTTGCAGCCCCAAGAACTGTATGCGGCACAAGGTTTCCCGCCCGATTACAAATACGACCACACGGCGGACGGCACCAAAATCACAAAATCCGGCCAAGTGCGGATGTGCGGAAATTCCGTTTGTCCGCCCGCGGCCCGCGCCTTAGTTAAGGCTAATTTTACGGAGGAATAATATGGGAGAGTTAGGAGATTTTTATCGCGACTGTAACGAATATATAAAACAACGCCGGGAAAAGCGCGCGGCCTATTGGGAGCCGCGCCTGGAAGCCGTCGGCGGCGAATATAAGGCACCGGGAATTTGGGAGTATAAGGGTTGGTTTTGTTACCCCAGCAAGGGTTACGCCATGCTCAAAAAGAACACTCATATCCGCACGTCGTTGCGCAAATTGCTGTCCGGGAGGGAGTTATGAAAGACAGATTTAAGTTTAGAACACCCGTGTACAACGCGGACGGAAGTTTTAACAAATTGGTTTATTTTGATTTGTTTAATGAACCGGCCATAACCTGCCGTGAAGGTTGTATTATGGGAGAACCCGAACAATGCACGGGACTGAAAGATAAAAACGGCACGCTGATTTATGAGGGAGATATTGTTGATATCCTCCCCGAGGTTGAGGAGTTGGGAATCATTGTTTGGGCTGAAAATGAAGCCCAATTTACCGTAGATGCTGTAACGGCTGGTTTTGTTGCTAATTTTGACAATTATTTAGGTAGAGATTTGGAAGTTATTGGCAATATCCACGAAAGCCCGGAACTGGTGGAGCGTTAATATGTGTAAGCACTTGCTTAGATTTATCAATTGCTTCGGCAATTTAAGTACCACTGAAGAATGTGAATTAACCGGGGAACGGTGCGACCCGGTTGGTGCGACTTACTGTAAATATTTTCAAAGAGAGGATTTATGACCCAAAATAACGAGAAACGAATTTTGATATCCGAAGTATCGGGCGAGTGTAGAAATTTGCGCTTTGCAAAACCCTACAATGAAAACGACTTAGACACGCTAGAAAATGTAGGCCTAGAGCCGGGCACCTATTGCGCTGCCTATATACACGGCGGTTGGGAAAAGATAAGCCCTAAAGAGTGCAAGACGTGTAAACGCGATAAGTGTTTGCAAGGTATAAGCCGAGCAGAAGCCATAGAGAAAATGGCTGTAGCAATATGGGAAAGAGATTTTAACCCTCTGCATGATTGGCAAGGTTACAAAAAATTCAATCCAGAGGGGGCGCGTATTTACAGAGACGAAGCCAAAGCCGCGCTGGACGCGCTCCTTGGAGGTAAATAATGAGTATCATTTGGCACAAATTCCCTGAAGAAAAGCCGCCGAAAGCGGGCAAATATCTTGTTTTCAGCTCTGATAGTTACCAGCCAGGGCATATTATAAAAACGCGTACCTGGGGTTATCAAGAAACCTTTGGGCCCGCCTGTGGCTGGGAGTATGGCGGAAACTTCATAACCCATTGGGCCAACTATCCCAATACGCCGGAGGAAGATTCAAATGTCTAAAACGCTTCATTTAAAGCTTACCTACCATTGGTGGGAAGAAATCGCCGAGGGGCGCAAAACGTGCGAATACCGCCGCTTTACGGAGGGCTGGCGCAAGCGTATCGGCGGTTTAACAAAAGGCGACACAATCGTCTTTCACCGGGGCTATACGAATGTTACACTGGTACGGACGGTAGAAACAGTCCGCGTTATTGCTGGTTGGAATTTACCCAACGATGTATATAACTTTTTTAAGAAGCCGAATGAGGAAAAATTCTTAGAAATCCAATTCAGTAAAGAATAAAAAAATCTACGCTTAATGCTGTTGAATCAGCCCCTATTTATGGGGTAGGGGCTCTTTTTGTCAAATTTTGAGGTTTTCTATGTCTGATAAAATTCATTTATACGAAATCCGGCCGGGTGTTTGGCGGTGCCAAAAACAAATCAACAATATTCGTTTTGTCAAAGATTTTTATGGTACAGAAACCCAATGTTACAAAAGCGCGCCGTTTTGGTGGGAAGATATTAAAGCCCGCTACCGTGATAACTGGGACGGAACGAAAACATGGGATTTTTTTAAAATCAAATGGGAAGAATGGGCCCGTCTTGAAACCAAATCCAAAATACCCATGGCCGAACGCACTATCATAGAATATAAATGGGCTTTCAAGCAGGCCGAAAGGCTTATCTCTCCCCTACGCTACTTAGCCGACATTACGCTCCAAAAACTACGCTTAGCACGCGGCGTATTGGAAGAAGAGGCGCGGGCCAAAAATGCAGACAACTACGGCCCCAATAAATTCGTAGGATGTATGCGGGCTTGCTTAATGTGGGCCATGGAACGGGGATATATGAAGGATATTTTGCTAGATAACTTCCACGCGTTGCCGGTAGCCGAAGTAGAGGTCAAAACCCAAAGTGTCCGCGAAATTGAAATGCTCTTAAAATACGGCACACCCAAAGAACGAGTTGTTGTTCTTTTGGGTTTTGATTGTGGTTGTCGGCCGGAAGAAATCGCTAATATGTTATGGGATAATATAGATTTGGAAAATGGATTCGCGGATATTTCCCCCCGCGAAGCAGATCCGGGACGCAACATATCACGGTGGCACCCGAAAGCCTGGAAAGTACGACAAATCCGCCTTACACCGCGACTGATAGATGAAATCCGAAAACTTCCCCGAACGGAAAACTATTTGATTATAAACCAATATGGGGAAGGGTATAGCCAACAAGGATTTAGCAAGTATTACCGCGATTTTATAAAAAGAGTTGCCTGTCAAGTCCGGCAAAACGAAAAAGACCCTATCCCAATAACAGGTTCCTGTAAAACACTAAGAAAAAATTACAGCACTAGCCGACAAGGAGCCGGAGCCTCCCTTTCGGAAACTTCAAAATCAATGGGGCACGCGGACACTGCCGTAACTGTAAAACACTATACGAATACATTAACACCGCAAATGCGCGCCCAAGAGCGGGAACGCTTGAAAAAACTGGATAAATTTATCGTTCCCTTAAAATATTAA